GGGCGACGCCCTGCTGGAACGCTGGGGCGACGGTGTCGCGCGCGCGTTCGTGGCGGGCGACTGCCTGTTCGTTCAGCGCGCCTGACGCCATGCGGCGTCTCACGTCCGAGCGTTGAACTGGAGATCGCAGGCTCGTTGAAAAAAGCTCAATCCCTCATGGGGATTGGCGCACCCGACACGATTCGAACGTGTGACCTTTGCCTTCGGAGAACTCACGGCTATTGCCTTTCCCTTGTTATTTATGACTTATTCGCCGCACAACAGCTCAGATCGACGTGATTTGACCTAGGTTGCGCGGACATTACGCGGACGCCTTGAAAAGGCGTTCGCAGCCTCGCTGTAGTGGTCGGGATGATGATGGCCGTAGACGCGCTCCAGCGTGTCCATGGACATGGCCAGGAAGCCGGCCACCTCCCATTTCTTGACGCCAGCCTGCATAAGCCAGGTGGCGCAGGTGTGCCTCAAGGTGTGTGGCGTGACCTCGACCAACTTCGCGGTCGCGGTCGCGGTCTTGAAGCTGCGCTTGATGTCCTTAATCGCCAGGCCATTCTCATTGACGACATGGCCTAGATCCGAGCCACGCTTACGGGCTCGCCGCAGATGCGAAAGGAGAATCGGCGGGATTTGGGTGTGGGACCGCTTCTTCTTGGTCTCGCGGCGACCAGGGACCCGGAAATCGATCAACCCGTTGTGGAGATCGACCATTGGCCACCGCAGCGACAGGATCGCCTCCTTTCGCTGGCCTGTGTAGAGCCCGATCAGGATGAACAACGGCAAATGCAGACGCACGCGAGGTTCATGGAGGGCTGCGCTAAGCAACGCTGCCGCCTCGTCGCGCCTAAGCCAGCGGGTCCGCGGCGGCGGCGCTTCAGGCAGGTCTACCGTAACTGGCCGGGTCAACCGCCCTTCACGGTGGGCGTGATTGATCGCGGCCCGAAGGACGGTGAGTTCCCGGCGCACCGTGCCGGCCGCGCGATCTCTATGGCGGCCATAACCCCGGCAGGTTTGCTTGGTGACGTCCTGGACGGATTTGCCTTCGAAATAGTCCGTGAGACGAAGCACGGCACCGGCCAGGCGCGTCGGATCCATGACATCGCCGCCGTGATCGCTCGCGTAGTCATCAAGGACCGACGTGACTAGGATCTCAGACGGATCACGCGGGGCGCTGTTTCCTGGTTGCTGTCGCAGGTAGTCCGAGAGTGCGATTTCAGCCTCTCTGCGGTTAGCCGTGCCCGTGCTGCGCTCGTAGCTGCGTCCCTGCTTAGTCCAGACGATATAGAAGCAGCCTCGCTTCTCAAGGAAGCGAAGGCGGGCACCATTGTTGCGTCTCGGCATGTCTTCACCGTGTTTTCAGAGATGAATCGCTCGATAGCGTCGCGGGGGATCATGCGCTTGGACCGGCCGACGCAAACATGGTCGATGCGCCCAGAACCGATCAGGCCGCGAACCATGCTTTCGCTAAGGCCAAGCACTCCGGCAACTTGCTTGACGGAGACCAAAAGCGGCAGATCGACAATCGGCGGGGACACGTCAAAAATACCCTTTTGGCGACCAGGCCAGCGTGAAGCCAGGGTGGGCTGGCCGCCCACAACCGCTCAAAGCCTGACCCAGCTCTTCCCGACCGGCGACAGTGCATGACACGAACCGACACCCCCTCAAGGGACGCTTCGCTTTAACCCTTGACCGGCCGCCGGCCCGCGTCCGTTGGCTCATCGTGATCAATGGCGATATCTCGCCTTGATCAGCGAACGAACAGGAAGTCAGCGTTCGCATGGCCATCACAATGCCGCCCAACGCATACATCAGCCGCGCCCTTCGGGCGCAGCTGGCGCGTCAACCGCCGGTTCCGGCGCCGCACAAGCGGCGGCGGAACCGGCGGCCGGACGCGAAATCAACGCCACGAACAGCCGCGTCTGCTGCACACGCGACGTATCGTTCAGGGGGAGATTGAGGATAGGCACCCGCTCGTTTTGGCGGGTGCGGGCCTCACGAGTCATACCGCCCAAGATGACAGCTTCGCACGGTGGTACCTCCACCGAGGTCGTGAGGGCGCGCTGCGACTTGCTCGGGTTGCCCTTGACGCCGATCTCCGTGGCCTGAAAATCGGAAACCTCGACGCTCACCTTCATCACCGGCCTTGGCCCCGCTGACACCTGCTCCAGGTTCACAAGCACACCACTATTTCTGTATTCGACACCGGTTGTCGTCTGACCCTGCGCGTTCAGCACGATTTGGCTCAGTACGGGGACCTGCAAGCCAGCAGTAACGCTAGCCTGCTGGCCAGGATAAACCGCCAACACTGGAGCGCTGACAACCCGCGCGAGGCCACGGCCTCTAAGAGCGGAAAGCCCCGCACTAAACTGCCCGGCAGTCATTCGCGCGGTAATGCCTCCAGACTGAGAGCCCGCCGTCAGCGAGCCCCATGAGCCGCCGATATCGAGCACGACCCCGGTCTCGGAGCGGGTTGAATCATCCGATTCGAAAATCACCAACTGCACGAGACTAGCCGGGGGCCGTGACCCGAGACTGGCGATAAGCTTACGCGCGTCGGCTATGGCCTTGTCGGTCCCGACCAGCACGACCTGTTGGGTCCCTGCCTCGACCACGGCTTTACAGCCGGACACGGCGCAGAAGGCGTCGACCACCCGTTGAACCGAGGCTGGATCACCCTTGAGCGGCAAGACTGCAAAAGCCGAGGGCAAGGTATTCGGTCCACTAACGCCAACGCCCCCGGCCGAGACGTTGTGCGGCGACGCCATCGTCGCATCGGACGGCAATGAAAATAGGCCAGGCGGGGGCTCGTTCGGTTCCACTTCCCGAGTAGCTCCGGTGCCCCCATCGCGAGCGGCGATCCCTTTGATTGGCGCGACGGCGCGCGAGACCGTGGCATTCGCACCCTTAGGTTTAGGGAAAAAGAACGCCCGCCCGGCCGTGGTCGCGAGTAGAAGACCCCCTACAACCATGCATGCGCCAATGACGGCGCTACGCGATTTCCAAATGACCTGGCGCTGGTCGAGAATCTGTTCTGGCTCTTCGGCCGCGCCGATCTCACCATTGTAGGACTGATAGAGCGGGAAGATCCTTGGATCATAACGGCCTGTGGTCTGGGTCGGAGCGGCCCTCAGGTTTCCAGCCTGATAATCTCCCCGCGTGTAGATATCCTGCCGCCCTGTCCCTTCGAGCTTAACAAACCCCACCTTGCGGTTACACATGGCCAGGATCTTCTCGTGAAGATCACCAGATGTCTGAGTTAGAAAGACATATTCGGTAGATCGCGCCGGAAAGCCGCCCTTGAATTTGCGATGTCTCCTGAGAAAATGGTCGGCCGCTGGCGTGATCTGTTTGATGTACTGAAGCCATTGCCAAGCTTCGTCCAGCACCAGAAGGTCACCATGTCGAACCCAGCCGGTATTGGCGTCGTTGGCCCATAGACTGTCGTCAGCAGCTCCGCCGGCCAGCCCGATCCGCTCGTCTTCGATGATGTTCAGATTTTTCCGAACGGTCGCTTCGGACTGACCGAGGAAGATGGCCAACGCGCCAGGGTTCAAGCCGGTGATGTTCGTCGTTACCCGGCGTTTCGCGCGCAGCTGCGGCAACACGAAGTCTTTGACGGCGGTGTAGGTCTTGCCGCTGCCCGTGGGGCCGAAAAGAAGCGTGCCGCCGCTCATATGGGCAACCTCCGAATTGCGAACCTGACGAGATATGCGGTTGAGAGAAGCTTCACGGCGATGTCGAACCCTGTCAGGTCGAGGAACCACCAAAGCTCCGGCGGGACGGCCGATAGCGGATTGCCGACAAGGCCGTCGATCGTGGCAACGATCGTGGGGACGAGCCCGACCAGCATCCACCAGGCAACCGCACACCAGGCTGCGCGAGCAACCACATTCTGCAGCAAAAACCCTACAACGGCTGTGAGGAGAGCGCCCATCGTCTAGGCACCCACCACGGTCCAAAACGCGCCCAGGCCCGCCGCGATAGACGCCCCTAGCCGAAGTGTCGGCCGAATGCCGTCGGCGAGGGCGCAATGCCGATCGTAGATTTGGCTCTGCCCACCAAACCAGGTGAAGCGAACGGTCGGGCAGACGGACGAATGGTCAGGGACCAACGGAGCGAGAGCCTTCATCGGGTCCAACCACCCATGAAAGAAATCAGCTGGATCCGGCAGACTGGGTAAGGCCGGTGGACTGAACTGGCCCCAATTGATTGAGGTGGTTCCGCCCGTAGTGGGGTCCCCACCGGGCGACGGGTCGCCGCCACCATCGGGAAGCGATGCGGGGTCCTGGCCCTCAGTCGGTATGATGAGCGTCCCTGTAAATTGCGCCGGGGTCGGCACCGCCACAATGTCGGCCGGGGTCACCGGGTCGATGCTTGGATCTGGAAGACCCGTAGGATCACGCGCGTATTCGTCCGCCAACATCTTATTGAGAAGCTTCGCGGTGGCGTCGCTGGTCAGGTGATCGGTGGCCGCGAGCTTGCCTAGCTCTTGCTGAACCTGAACTTCAGTCTGCGTCGCGGGTAGCGGCGCTGACGGTGCTTCGGCGGGCTCAAGGGGGATGAACCGCCAAACGTGCGCGAACAGATCCACGCTAGAGCCGCCAGGGGCCGGCGTGCTCTGAATCGGCGAATAGATCCGACTATATACCCACTCCCAGCTCGCACCGTACTGATGGCGGCCGGCCTCGGAGAGAAACTGCCCGGCCTCCCAGGTGACGAGAGCCATGATGCCGTTGGCGTATTTTCGGATCGAATTTTCGGGAACATCGGCTGCAATCCAATCCCAATCGGACGGGGATGCGGAGCTGTCCTGCATTTGCGCGACCGCAACACGATCGCCGTCAGACGTCAGAATCCGGTAGGTGCCGGTGACAATCGCCTCGAACACCAGGCCCACCGCGTAACCTCGGGCTAGCCGGCCCACCACTGACCACCCAGTAGCTCCCGTCCCAGCCAATGCAGCTCGACGAATAGGCGACGCCAAACGCGTGCGGATCGCTCCAGCTTCCAGGCCGCTACCGGCACTATTGAGGCGCGACACGTACCGATCGACATTCGCGTTCTGAAACGACCAGTACGACGTGCCGTCAAGTGCGAAGCTTTCGCCAGGCAATGCAAGGACAGTCACAGACGAAGCGAGTCCAGCCGATAACCCCCTTAAGAATTTTCGACGCGTCACCATCGGGAAAATCCGAGTAGCAACGCCAAACCGCATGCGATTCCGAGCAGTAAAGCGGAGAAATAAAATATTGTGAGCTGGACCATGGAAAAAGGGCGGAAGTTTTGCTCCCGCCCCTCCCTTGCTGTTGCCGCTAGACGCCCTTCTTCATGGACGGGAACATTTTGCTTGAGATATTCTTGAGCATCGCGAAGCCGCCCATTGCCAGCATGATGGCCAGCATAACCGGCGTCGCGGCCGTGATCAGGTCTTGGACGATTCCAAGAAACCCGACGAACGGGTCAGCAGGCGTCGTGCCTTCGGCGAACGCCGCGACCGGGACGAGCGAAAGGGTCGCCACCACGGCGATTAGTCGTTTCATGATAGTCTCCAGATGGTTGTGATGCGCAAAAGGCGCGGGTCACGCCGAATTATTCGGCGGCTACTGCGACGACTGTCGCGGTCAGGTTAGGCGGCGCGCTGACCGCTGAAGCCCTGGGTCTTATCGACGACGCCGATCGCCGACGGCTCAACGCCAGTTTGCTCGATGAGAACTTCCAGACGACGGTGAACGACAGTCGTCGCTGCTGCGGAGCGGCCAAGCGCCTCTTGCGCCGTCCTCAGATAGGCGGGGATCTCCGCCCCTAGGCCGGTTTCAGCCGAGGCTTGCGACGCCTCTGTCTGAAGAGCCGACATCGCCGCCTTAGCTCGCTCAACGGCCTCTTCCGCATCGCGCAAGGCCAAGTAGACGCGTTTTCCAATGGAAATGAGATCTGTCACTTTGATTCCTCTTTCAGAATGGAAGGATGATCCGGCATATTCTTCCGAGAACAAAGAACATGACGGGGCTAGTGAGCCCTATGAAGAAGAACCGTCCGACAAGTTGCGGATCGATCTCCATCATTGCGCGTCACTCTTCGATCGCCAGCAACGACAGACGAAGGTCGGGCATGTCCCTGGGGCCGTTCGCGGTCTGCACGGTGCGGCGGAATTGCTTGCTGACGAGCTTGCATCGAATGTTAACATCCGAGCCGCGTTCGCCCAGGAGCTTTGCGCTCATCACCTGGTAGGTCGTGGGGTGCGAATACTCGTCCTTCGCCGGAACAACCACATCCGAATAAACTCGGGGCGGCCAGCGAGGATCACGGGACGGAACTTCACGTGCATACGCGATCTGTCCGACCAGGGTAACTTCTACATTAGAGACTTGCGCCACTTCGGTTCCTTTCCGTTGCTTCTAATGGTCTTCGTCAGCGTGAACCATGATTTGGATTTACGAGCCCATGCTTGCGCAATTCAGATCGAACGACAAGGGGTGCTGCCGGAGCATTTTCGCCCGAAAACGGGTAGTTCCGCTCTGAATGGAGCGTTTCCGCTCCGAACCGGGTCATTTTCCCCGTCGCCGGGGAGGAATCCCCAAAGGCGGGACATCTTCCCCGCCGGAATCTGCTACGTTGATTGCATGGAAGACGAACGCGGGCTCTTCGACCACGTGTACGAAGCCGCCGAGGCGGCAGCGATCGCGGAGGCAGTCGCCGAGGCGGAAATGATGACGGACAGCGCTGACGCTAGTTGCCTTATGGCGCAACCCTAGCGACAACTATTACGCTGTTTAGGTTCGCCCCGACCTAGCTGCAGGAGGGTTGGATAATGTCACCCCTAGGCCACGCATTTCCCGCCCTCGCAGTTTTCTTGGCGGTCTCTGCTCAGGCCGAGCCGTCCGGCCAGGCCGACATCTGGGATTTGTATCCGCGTCTCATGTGTCAGAACGAAGCGACCGTCTCTTGTCACGGCAACGACGAGCTTGGTGCTTCCTCGGAGATCACCTGCACCCCGGCCACGAAAGTCGAGAGCATGGTTATCGACTTCCGCAGCGGGCTAATCCAATCACCAGGTTATCCGGACGCACATATTGCGGCGAAACTGAGCGCCTACTTAGGGCCGTTCGAAGACCACGGCGGATTTCATTTCACGAGTGGCAGCGCGACTATGCGCTTCGGTAAGGTGCGACACGTATTCGAAGGGACTTCCGCCTCGATAACGGCCTACAGGATTGGGGTTGGGCCTCAAGGCGGAAACCTTACTCGTTTCACATGCCAACCCATTAATTGAATTTACAGGCAAATTACACCAAATTTAATTTGATGATTCGTCTGGTTAGTTGCATGTATCGCCGCATTGACATCAATACTATATCGGATCCAGGGCAGTTAGTTACGACCACGTCCCTTTTATCGGCTATTGCCATGAAGCGGCCTAAGTTCTTGCGGAATTCCGCGTATTTCACGCGGACAACAAAATTATACGCCACGACGGCTCCTCCATCGACGGTAACCATCGAGACCGACGCGCCAGGCGAACGTGACGATGAGCAGCTCAAGGGCCGCGCCGCCCGACATTTTCATCCCAGTCAGCGCGAGCTCTCGCTCCCCAAGGGCGAATGAAAGAGACGAGCATGCGAAAGAGAATGCGAATACGATGAGGAGATTGCGGACCATCTTTCGCCTCATGCGACCAGAAGTTCTTGCCAGCTGCGCACTGGGTTCCAACCGCTGATCGCGATCGAACTTTCGAAGTGTACCCCCTCGCCCATCTTGCGTGCTCGAATATCCACTCCTGTTGCATTTAAAATATTATTCACGATGCGGCGAGAGGTTCGTGGCTTCTCCCGAATACTCGCCCAAACATCAACCCCAGCCTCCCACATTGCCAATACTTCGCGATCACGCTTTCTCTCAAGAACACCCATCGTTTCCGCTCCATTTTCATAATCAACGATGTCTTCAAGACTATATATTATTCTTTGCTGAGCGTAAATATCTCGGAAGTCCAAGGATAGGGAGTTGGCAAGCGGTTCGGGTAGGTCGGCGAAACGCCGATAGCCCAGATCGCGAGCCAACTGCTCGAGCCTCTCGGCGATCTTTGAAACAACGCAATCATAACCTACTCGGCGACGCCGATATCTCGGCGCTGAGCCCGGAGGCAAGGCTGGCCAATGTATAAGGCTGAAGTCCTTGGCACGCTGACAGACGATACGAGCGCCGGTCCAGAACGAAATGTTGCGCTCCTCAAGCGTGAGCATCTCGCTACGATGCCGATACTCGTAGCGCACTAAACCTTCAGCTTCATCGTGAAGCGCGGGAACGGCCTTAAGCCTAGGGCAGTGGCCCACCACTACCATTTCATTTTGCTTGCAATATAGCACAGCGCCCCATCGCCGCCCCGGCCCGCACGACAACGAGGTCTCGCCATCGCGATTCCACCGCCTGACAGCGCGGTTCGAGTAGATCCCCCCACGCGCTTGATCGACGTGCCGTAGGAGCGCAATCGCCTGATCTTGCCCGAGTGTTTGAATGTGCGTGGTGAGGTCGAGTCGCTGGACAAGCGCTTTTGAAAGGGCCTCGTAGACCAACCGCTTGAATTGCTCAGCAGGAACCCGCGCCTCTAACCGGCACCACAGTTCGCTGAGGAACGGTTCAAAACCAGCCCATACGCCCGCGAGTAGCCCCTCGCACTGCGGAAGGTACAGATTTTGGCCGGTCCCTGCTTTGGCCGGGGAACCCTCCAGAATGATCCACTGACCATCGTCCGCCCTTTCCGGTTTTACCGCCCAGCCGCCACGCCAACTTTCGAGACGTAGTCGGGAGAAACGGGCAACGACCCTGTCGCTCACCTCCCCATCCGCGCTGACTCCGACGAACATGGCACCAAGCGGCATTGGCAAGTGGTCCCACGGGATGCGCAGACGGACGGTATCGAATCCGCCCGCCTCACTTAACTCCAGATGCGAGGGCCACGATTGGCCAACATGGGGGGGTGCTACAGACCACCCCCCTTCCAACGCCGCCGTCATGCGGACCGCCCGAGCAGACCTGCGGCCGCAGCGCCAGCGGCAACAGGCACGCCCCTGAGCGACAGCTCGGCCTCGATCTCGCAAGCGACCAGAAGCATCGCGTCCACCTGGGCCAACTTGCCCATGAGCCGCAAAGCGCGACCGGATGCGAACAGCGCGTGAAGGGACAACAATTCGCCGGTTGGCGCTTTGCGCAGCTCAGCGCGACGCGCCCCAGAACCCTCAGGGAACAGGTTGCGCGGACATTCTGCGGACAGTGGGAACGGACCAGGTCCGTCAGTTTCAGCCAAACCCTTATGGGGCTTGGCGCACCCGACAGGATTCGAACCTGTGGCCTTTGCCTTCGGAGGGCAACGCTCTATCCAGCTGAGCTACGGGTGCTTCCGCCTTGCGGAAGCGCGGTCTTAGCCGAAAGGCCGCGCCTGCGCAAACGGGTCTTTGTGGTTCCTGGGCTCAGCCTTTCGCCAGATAGACGAAGCGCAGCACGAACAGCCCCGCCAGGATCAGCAGCAGCCAATCGGCCTTGGTGATCTTGCCGGTCAGCAGGCGCAGCACCGCGTAGCTGGTGATGCCGAACGCCAGGCCATTGGCGATCGAGAAGGTCAGTGGAATGGTGATCAGGGTCAGGAAGGCCGGGATCGCCACGGTCGGGTCGGCCCAGTCGACGTCGACCAGCGAGCCGATCATCAGCGCGCCCACCAGGATCAGGGCCGGCGCCGTGGCGGCGGCCGGGATGGCCTGGACCAGCGGCGCGAAGAACAGGGTGACCAGGAACAGGATCCCGACCACCACCGCCGTCAGGCCGGTGCGCCCGCCGGCCGTCACGCCCGAGGCGCTCTCGATATAGCTGACCACCGTCGAGGTGCCGGCGGCCGCGCCCACCATGGTGGCGGCCGAATCGGCCAGCAGGATGCGGTTCAGGCGCGGGATCGAGCCGTCGGGAGCCTGCAGGCCGGCCTTCTTGGTCACCGCGACCAGGGTGCCGACATTGTCGAACAGGTCGACGAACAGGAAGACGAAGATGATCTCCAGCAGGGCCAGGCCCATGCCGCCCTGCAGGTGGAAGGCGCCGGCCACGTCCATCTTGAAGGCCGTGGCGGTCAGCTCCGCGAGGCTGGACGTGGCCGGGGCGATCTTGGCCAGGCCCAAGGCCCAGCCGGCGGCGGTCGCCAAGAGAATGCCGATCAGGATCGCGCCCTTGACCCGCCAGGCCTGCAGCACGGCGATCAGGATCAGGCCCATGATCGCCACCGCGGCGGTCGGGGTGGTCAGGTCGCCCAGAGCCACGGTGGTGGCCGGATTGGCGACGATGATGCCGGCTTCCTTCAGGCCGATGAAGGCGATGAACAGCCCGACCCCGGCGGCCACGGCCGAGAACAGCGGCTTGGGAATCGCCGCCACGATCATCTGCCGCACGCCCACCAGGGTCAGGATCAGGAAGGCCACGCCCGACAGGAACACGCAGCCCAGGGCCACTTCCCACGACACGCCCATGCCCTTGACCACCGTGTAGGTGAAGTAGGCGTTCAGCCCCATGCCGGGGGCCAAGGCCAGCGGGTAGTTGGCGATCAGACCCATCAGGATCGAGCCGAAGCCGGCGGCCAGACAGGTGGCGGCGGCCACGGCGGCCACCGGCATGCCGGCCTCTCCCAGGATCGCCGGATTGACCACCACGATATAGGCCATGGTCATGAAGGTGGTGACGCCGGCCAGCACCTCGGTACGGACATTGGTGCCGTTGGCCTTCAGGCCGAAAACGCGTTCGAGCATGGTTTAGCGGCTCCGGCCAGGGGCGGTGGTGGCGGCGGTGGGAAGGGCGGCGGCGTAGCGGTCCCAGTGAGCGACCAGTTCGCGCGCGACGACGCCGCCGACCCGGAACGTGGCGTCGAAGCCGGCCTTCATGCCGTCCTCGTTGAACACGTGGGGCAGGCTCGGCTGGTCCCCCGGACCGCGCGAATAGTTGCTGGCGGTGCGCAGCACCAAAACGCGCTGGCGATCGATCTTGCCGCCATGGGCGTGGGCGTCGAGCACGTCGAGGATCCCCTGGTCTTCACAGTCTGTCATGGTGAAGCTTCCGGCCCCGTCGGTCCAGAGCTTGACCCAGTCCCGCGCCCACTGGGTACGTCGCGCGCCGTGCCAGAACCGCACCGTGCCCAGGGCGTCGCCC